CAACAAGTGGAATCGGAACTCCTTGAACTAATGCTCGTGAATCTTGTAATATAGTCATAATATCTAATAATAATGCTCTTAGTTCATCACCTAATACCAACGGTTCTTTTTTAGTTTTAGATTGCTTCCCTAAATAAATATTCTGAGATTCAATAACTGAGAATCCTTTATTAGTAATAGTTACATTTCTTCCAGCACCTAAGTTTATATTACGATATGCTGACATCGTTAAATCATTATCTCTAGAATCAAAAGTTATCCTATCTGAAAATATTATTAGTTGGTCAAACTCCGTTTGTGATTCTGGAGTTTCTTTATTGGTCGCAGCATATAAATAATCAAATTTATCCTGCCTAGGTAGATTATTACCACTTAGTTCATCATTACCAAAATTTATTTGATAACCAGGATATTGACCTTCTATTAAAGTTTCTCGTTCTTCATTTATTCTTCTGTCGCTTGATAAACTTCCGTAACTTGGAAAATAATCATTTATAGTTCCAAGTGATAACAAGCCTATACCAGTACCGGATACTGCTCTTGTATTATTTTTTATTGTTATATATGGATTAATAAAACGAGTGCCTATTTCAATTGAATTGCCGTGTCTTCCTTCAAATGTTAAATTAGAATAGTGTGATTGTGTATGTGCCTTTGAACCAACTTCCCCAACTCCTAAATTATATGGTCTGTCTAAAAACACATTTTTATCTTTTAATACTCTTTTTATATTAACTTTTTTATAATCTAAATTGTAACCATTACTATCGTCAGCACTAGATTGTATAACTCTATTACCACCAAACGAGGAATCATAATAGCTATCAGGACAATAGTTTGGATTGTTAGTTGTATTTAAAGGACCTAAGTAAAAAAATATATCACCTATTCTTGTAAAAATAACACTATCTCCCCTAGCCACCGAGTCTGAAACTCCTCTTAATAAAGGTTGTGCTAAAACCACTTCTTTTAAATTTTGTGAACCAACTATGCCTTCAAATGTGGGTAGTAATAAAATACAATGACTTAAGTCTGATGGTAAATTTGTTGGTAGTTTACCATATTGTTCTAAATCAGAATATTCATGAACAACCATTTCAACATGACCGTGATGAAAAGTAAACTCCGGTAAAGTAACCTCATCTTGATTAGGAGTTCCTCGTTGGTTTATATTCAATGGATTTACTGCTAAATTCGTCATTATGAGTCACCATACTTTTGTCTTATCTCAGACATATCAACAATGTCGTCTTTCTTTTTCTGTAAGTCCTCTGCTACATCTTCAAGCGAAGCCATGAGTTGTTCTTTTTCTTCATCCGATAATAGACTAACTCCACTTTCATCAATAGTTTGTTTAGACATTATCCTCTGATATAGAGTTGCTAGTTTAACAAG